GCCCATCCGGCAAGCCTCATTCACGATCTCAAGGCTCTCGTATGTCTCCCGGTGCTCCGGGTCCAAAATCTCAGCAGCTCTTTCATAAGTCATGGCGTTCCTCCACATAGCACCAGCTTTGCGGTGGACGCTCAAGCGTCCGCAGCTCAAAGCCATTTTCTTCTGTCCGAAGCCCAGTAAGCTTACTCAACTCACGCGGCGCGTCGTAGATCACCAAGTCGGTGATGCGCCAGCCGATGGGATTGCCTTGTGGCGCGTACTCCCATATTTCCTTGCGCGTCAGGCAGGCCATCCGCTCGATTTCCTCCGGCGTCCCCGCCACAAAACACGGGCGACCGTTGCTGAATGGGATAAATCCCTTGCACATAAACTCGCCGATGATTTTTCCGTTCCCCATGAAGCCGCCGACCGGGATTGCTGTCTCCGCATCCATGCAGGCTATCAGGTTTGTGCCCGTCTGGTTCTGCATAAATGCGAGGTGCTTATCTCGTGTGCAGTAGATATAGCACTTGAAGGGCGGGGCCAGCTTTGGCCGGTTTTTTCTGACTTCGATGGTCTTCTCACCGGAAGCGATCTTTTGACACCACTCCGGGCGGATGCTGATAAGTACAGCTTTTCTCATGTTCCGTCCCCCAGTCTCAGTGTGCCGCTGGAATACAGCGTGTACAATGTGTTCCCGTGCCCGTCGGTCAGGTACGGCAGGAAAACCTCGTCCACGCTTGCCATCCCGGCCTCGATAATCGCCATTTGAGCCAGCACCCAGTCCCGCAGGTTGCGCCATCCGGTGCGCTCTGCTTGGTCGCGGTCGTCCTTGAGCTTCTGCTGCTTGAATACGAGCAAAACGCCGTCGATGTTGGCCGGGAGCATGAAGCCCCGCCGCCCAGTTGGCGTATCAATGGAGAAGGTCACGCCCGTCGGGCGTCCCTTTTCGTCGTATTCCACCATGATCTGACGCGCGCCGTGCCCGGCGAGCGCGCCCTGTATTTCCCCCAGGCTGGTGAATACATCCACCGTGGAGGTGTAATTCTTGATTGCCATGTGCACCTCCTTATCCGTCGTAGCAGCCACACGGAGCACCGCAGAGGCATCCGCCGGAGCTGTCCGGGAACAATTCGTCGAAGGTGATCTGCGCGTCTTCAAACGCTTTGTTCTCCATGAACTCGTTGTAGTAGCTCTCCCAGGACCAGTCGCGACCCAGCCCTTTGACGTTTACATTCCTCGCAGCCGAGCCGTGTTCAAGCGCGATTGCGCGCTGAAACAGGTCCGGGTAATTCTCCCACAAGGCTTGTATCTCCTTCTTTTTCATGGAAGGGCAGAAGAAACACGAGCTTTTTCCCGGCTTCGGCAGCCCGGCCCGCTCGATCACGCGCACGCACTCCTCGCGTGTCCATCCCCATTCATAGAGCGGATAATGTTTTTCGTACTTTTTGTCCGCTTCGTCGATTGGTGCGGCGTGTTGGATGCGCCGCGTCTCCCCGGCATCGTAGCCGATGTATTTTTGGACGCGCTGGCCGCTGGCCCACACCTCTTTGCACGGTTGATAGTTGTTGCAGAACTTCTCCTGCGTCCCGATCTTGTGCTTGAGGGAGCAGCGCTTGAAGCCGTAGGCGATGGAGGGCAGCGTCCCGCTGTTGATGCACTCCTGTTCCAGCGTCAGGCGGTTGCCGTCCTTGTCGTGATACTGCACGGAGGTGATCTGCGGAAGCCCATGCTTTTCCAGCCATCCGTTGAAGGTCTCGATGAACTCATACGTGTGTGGCTGTTCTCCGCCGGTGTCGGCGAATAAGATCAGGTCTATTGGGATTTTGTGCAGGTACATTCCGATGATCATGGCGGTGCTGTTGGTCCCGCCGCCGAAAGAAACGACATTCATCACTTTCTCCTCTCCGGCGTCAAGATCGCGGCCAGCTCCACGCCGCGCACATCAGCCTTATCGAACATTTCAAAAAACTTGTCCCAGGCGGCAGCGCATCCGCTCGCCGTCACGGTCGCGCCGGTCCTCTCGCCGGTGGTGTAGGTAACGATCACAGCATATTTCATCCTTTAATTCTCCTTTAGCTCAGGACACCAGGCCGGAATATACGGCAAAAGCCGCTCGATACCGACGATGTACCCCTTGCATCGTCCATCTGCGCCGCAGTGGAAGGATTGAACATCTTTCAGCCACGGCTCTGTAACGAGAAAACGGCAGCCCTCGCACGTGCGGGAGTAGTCCGCCTTCACAGTGCGCTTCATTCCACCGCCTCCGAGGCCCCGCCGGTAAGTCCTGCATAGGTCCAGCCATCTTCCCGGACCTGAAAGGCGTCTCCGAGCTGCACCACATCAGGGAAGTTCGCCTGCGTTGTCTGAATGGCGAACTTGTCGATCTCTGTTGCGTGGTAGCTGGCGATCTCTGCGCCCAGCTTTCCCAAGGCGATATGCCCACAGCTCATGCCATCGTACATAGACAGGACCTCCACCGGCTCCGCCGTCAGCCCCTCAAAGTGGCCCATGATGTGCGCGATCACATCTACAGTCCAGCCGTTGCCCAGCATCTTGTAGGCTTGACTGGGGCTTACGGGGAAAGCATAGGTCTCCGGCACCGTTTGGAGGCGCATACACTCGCGGACCGTCAGTTTGCGGATGATGTAGCATCCGTCCCTCAGCTTGATAGGGTACTCTTGTCCTTTGACTGTGATCATCCCACCGCGCACCTGATAGATCGGCGCGTCGATTGTGCCGCAGTATTCGTAGAACTCGCACGAGGTCGTCAGGCAGTTGGTCTTGTCCTTCATGGCCCGGCCCCGCCTCGTCTTGCTCTGCGGCATGGCAAGGTCCACACACTCGCCCGGCTGAATGACTGTGTATCCCAGCTTTGTTGCCTCGTTCACCTGCATGGGAGGAGTGATTGGCGTTGCATAAAGGCCCGTCTTGGCTCCCAGCCCTCCGCCGTTGCCGCAGAGCGTCACGCTCTTTCCGTCCGGCGAATAGACTCTGTACTGCTGGCTGTCATGGTCCTGGTTCCTCGCGTCATTCTCGATGGTGCCGATGCGCACCGGCTCCGCCAATACGTTATAGGGGACGCCCTTGTGCGTGTTCGCTGTCACGCAGGCGCTCTTATCCTTGGTGGCGTCGTGGAAATAATCGAAGCCGAAATGATTGCGCCCGTCCTTGGTCTCGCGCACCATGTATTCCATCTCTTTTTCAGTCAGCGGCTTAATGGCAACAGGCTCTGCCACGGCGTTCCGTTGCCTGCGTGCAATAGCGTCTTCCGCCGTAGTGCCATGTCCTGTTTGAAGCGCATAGCCTTTCTCGCGCAACGGGAAGCCGGTCTCCAAAATATCCCGGAGCAGGATGCCTCGGTCCTCCGGCAGCTCGACCGGCACTTGCCTGTATGTACCGTCGGGGTTACGCTTTCCGGCCCAGTAGAGCCGCTGGCGGTTCTGCGCGCTCACCAGCGCGGAATTGATAAGCACGGGTTCCACGCCCAGCTCCGCCGTGATCTGCGCCCGGATGGCGGGAGACATGGATTTGTTATTCTCGTAGAGGAAGTAGTCCGGCTGGTACTTATCGCGGGCGATGCGGTAATTCAGGAACAGCTCCCAGCCGATGCCGCTGGCCTCGGTCTCGCGGTTCTTGGTCTGTGCGATGCTCCAATGGGTGCACGGGCTTCCGCCAATCAGCAGTTTCATTCTGTTCTCCACCTTTCCGCCGCCGCCATGACTTTCTCGGCGTACTCACGGTTCCCCGTGTCGTGCCCGGCATTGTAGGCCGTCAGGGCCGCGCCGACGTTCCCGGCGTACTGGTCCAGCTTTTCAGCGATGAAAGCCACGCCGTACTGAATGTTCTCCGCCGGTGATAGGTCGGCGGGGAAGTAGTCGGGATTGAGCTGCATCAGGCCGTAGCAGCCGACATAGCTGACCGCCTCCGGGTTGAAGCTGCTCTCCGTTTCAATGAGGCCCAGGGCCAGCGCGTACTCGACCTTGTGTTCCTGGCAGGCGTCCCACAAGACTTCCTGCAGTTCCGCACTCAGGGGCACGTCCTCTCTGAACGTGAACACCTCCGCCGCCGGTTCCTCCGGCTCCGGGTCCGGCTCGAAGTAGACCGTCTGGACCGGCTGGGAGGCCGGGACCACAATGGTCGGCGGCTCGACGATGATCAGCGTCTCCCGCTCCGCCGCCCGGCGGGCGTCTGCCTCGTCCATGATGCGGAGCAGGCCGAAGCAGAAGCAGATGATCGCCAGCAGCATACCCATATAGAACTTGTCCGCTTTACTGGCCCGCATCCGTCTTCGCCTCCAATCTCAGCCACCATGCCGGGCTGTTCCGCTGTTTCTTGTAGGGGCAGCCCCTTCCGGCATCGCAATTCACGCGCCCGCATCCAGCGCAATAATTTCTCTGGAACTCCTCGTCCCACGGTCCTTCCAACACAGGGAGCGAAGCAAGGAACTCACCCAGCGCTTCCTGGGACTGCGTGATCTTCTCAAAGTTGGTCATTCCTTTAGGCTCCTTTCATGCTCGGCGCGGCCTTCGGACGGCGGCCACGCTTGCGCAGATTGCTTTGGTAGGTCTTTTCGCCCCGCTCGGCTTTGTACTCCGGGCGGAAGTTATGGTCCAGGACCGTCTCACCGGTCCGCTCGTCCGTTTCCTGCCCGCGCTTCAATTCCGTGTACACGGTGCACTGGCTGATACCCAGCTCGGCGGCGATCTTTAAGGGGGAGGCGTTGTCCTTCCACATCTGTTCAATCTTTCTGCGGTCCTCAAGCGTCAGCTTCTTCACCATTCGTCACCTCGTTTCTCCCATTTCAAGCCCTGAAATAGATAAAAAAATAATGCAGAAAAAAGCGTTAAACTTTTTTCTGCATTTAATTTACTATGGGACCAAGAAAAAGTCAAGCAAAAAATGCCGTACTTTTTCAACAAACTATTCTGCGTTATTTTGTGCATTTTGGGCAGCACGAAAAGGCCACCCGCCAAAGTCCCGCCGGTAGCCTATGCTTTATCGTGTTATTTCCGTGTTATTTTCGTGTGTTATGCGTGCGTTTTTCTCTTAAATATGAACGAACGGGAGCAGCACGCCCTCCGCCGCCATCCACTCGGCCAGCGCCGTGTTCGCACAGCGCCCGCCTAAAACCATCCTTGGGTAGTTGTTCATCCAGATTTGGATTTGCTCGATCTCCGCCTGTGATACCTCGGAGAGCTTCGTCCCTTTCGGGAGCCACCGCCGAATAAGGATGTTCGCGTTCTCGTTGCTGCCGCGCTCGAAGGCGCTGTACGGATGGCAATAGTATATGTGCGTCCGCGCCCGCTTTGTCAGGCATGACCGCTCCATGCCCTCGCAGTCTGCGAACTCGCTGCCATTGTCCACGGTGATCGTGCGGAATATCCGACGGAACAGCCGCGACCCCAGCTTCCTTTCCAGCCTGTCCAGCGACCGGACGACGCTCTGAGTAGTGCCGTCCGGCATTTTTATGATGATCTCCTGGCGGAACATCCGCTCCGTCAGCACCAGGAGCCGGGCCGCGTCCTTCTTGCAGGATACCACCGTGTCCATCTCCCAGTCTCCGGGCATCGCTCGTTCCGCGATCTCCTCCGGGCGATCTTCGATGCTGTCGCCCTGTGGAAGGTGCGCGGCCCGGACCTTCCGATACCCCTTGTTTTTCTTCTTCCCCTTGCGCGGCAGGTTCTTGTTCGTCACGCCCAGGAACACGCCCTTGGTGATGTAGGAATACAGCGTCCACTTGGAGAGCGTCACGGAGAAGGTCAGCCGCTCCTCCTTGATCTTCAACAGGACCGCCTCCGGCGAATACCGTTCCTCCACGATCTTCTGCTCGATGTATGCCGCCAGCTTGTAGTCGTTGCCCAGTTTCAGCGCCGGACCCTTGGCCGCGAGGTTGGCCCGGTACTTGTTCTCCGCCACGTCCGGGCAGTAGATTTCCCGGTCGATCAGCTCCGTCGTGCGCTGGACCGTCTTTCCGCGCTTGATCTCCCGGTAGATGGTGGTGCTGTCCACGTGCAGCGCCGCCGCGATCTCCTTTACCTTGTGGCCTTCCTTCAACATTCTTTCAATTTTCAGCCGGTCCTTCCACCGCAGATGGGAAAATCTCCGTCCTTTTTCGCTGCTCATTGTGGGCACTCCCTTCTTTTTTCGGGGATAATAACCCATAAAAGCGCAGAATGTCAAGCGCTCAGAGCGCCGCAAAAAGAAATGCCGTAGGCCTTAAGCCTACGGCATAATTATTTTTCTTCCTCGTCCATCAACCAGTCCGAGGTGACGCCCAGCACCTCCGCCAGGGCGCGCAGCTCGTAGTCCTGCACCATGCGGCTCCCACTTTCGATGCGGCTTATGGCGTCCTGTTCCAGGATAACGCCCGTGGTCTGCACCTTCGCCGCCAAGTCCGCCTGTGTCATACGCTTCTTCGTTCTCATTTGCCGGACCCGCTCGCCAGATACATTTCGCCGTCCGTCCAGATTGATGATCTTCAAGTGTTCGCCTCTCCTCGCTATGTGATATTCCCATATTTTATTTGACTTTACCATATTCTCTGATATTCTTATGGTAATATCCCATAAATGCGCAAAAATATAAAAAATGTGGAGGGGAGAACATGGGCCTATTCTCATTTCGTAAGCCCCCGGCGCGTGTCAACAGCTCCGGCAGCGTCCCACACACCGCCGATCTGCTGTATCCCGCCGCGCTTCCGGCCTTCGCAGAGATCGCGTCAGACGAGCACCGCGACCCCAGGGCGGTTTTCTACACCATCCGCTTCATGGACCCACAGCGCTCACGCCCATTCACGCCGGATGTGCTGGACGCCTCAGACTTCGGCAGTAAGGCAGAGGTCCGGCGCGTTCTGGTCCGACGTGGCTTCGTGCAGAACGCGGACGCAGGGCAGACGCTTTCCGTGCTCTACACGAAGGACGCCATGAAGGAGCTTCTGCGCAAGCGCGGCCTTTCGGTCGGCGGCACCAAGGAGCAGCAGGCCGCCCGGCTTCTGGCCGACGGCTTCCGTATCAGCCCCAGCCGCAGACTGTTGGAGTTGACCGCCTCCGGTTCCGCGCTGATCGCGGCCCACGGCGTCAACCTGTCCGAGGCTATCCGCCGGGCCACGCTGGCTTTGAAGGAGCCGGACTACCCCGGAGCCGTCGCCGCATACCGTGACTATGACAGCCGGTGGGGCTATGTTCACCCCTCCGGCAAGACCCACACCATCTTCGCAAGCTATGATGTTCCATTCCGCCGCCTCGACTTTCTCGCGGGCTACCCCATGCGTGAGCTGTGCAACTCCGAAGACTTCCGCCGTACCCTCCGGGCCTGCCTGATTGCCGGGCTGATGCGAGGGGAGCAGGAGCGCACGGAGCTTGCCTTCCGCTTCAAGGAGGTGTGCCAGGAGCAGATCGTGTGCCCCGGCATTGTGGACCTGTTCACCATGGACGACTTCGACGGCAGCACCGCCGCCGCGATGCGTGAAGCCATGGAGCAGAACGTCGCAGCGGACAGCGATTTCACTCTGGAATATTATATCTCGCACGTGCTGTACCTGAGCAGGCGCGCCTAAACAAAAATCCCCCGGCAGATGTCCGTTCTCTGGACCTCCGCCGGGGGATTTCTCACTTATTCGTTATTTTTCTTGATCTGACCGAGCGCTTCTTTCAGCTTGTCGAAGCCGAACATAGCAGCGTAGGCCACCGCGAAGCCCACCACAACGGCGGCGGCAACGTAATACCACATGACGGCGTAGCCCATGAAGGCCATATACCCGAAGAAGGCCACCAGCGTCAGCACCATGGCGACGATGATCGCCAGCAGGTTCGTGGGCATCTTCTCCCACGTGGCCCGTTTCAGGACCTCCACGATGATGTTGGTCAGTACGGTCAGCGCGCCGATGATGGCGACGATGGCCGAAATATTGAGCGTCAGTTCCATAAACGTCTTCCTCTCTTATTTGGCAGGCATCTTCAACACCTGCCCGACATGGATGATCTCGGAAGTCAGGCCGTTCAGGCGCATGATCTCCTTGTAGCGGCTCCCGCTTCCGAGATAGGTACTTGCCAGCGCCCACAGCGTATCCCCGCGAACGACGGTGTGCGTGCGCGTCCCGCCGGAGGCAGAGCCGCCGATGTCCGCCGCGTCCACCCAGCCGTACACGGTGCTTCCGCCGCCGCTCACGGCGACGAGGTGATACGGATGCTTCGCCTTGCCCAGCTGGTACACCTGCGTGACCTTGGCCTTGCCCGGCTTACAGGCCGTGCCGTTGGCCGCGTTTGCGTTGGTGTAGTGCTTCCCGCCGGTGAAGTTCACGATGTCGCCCACCTTGCAGGTGCCCGCTCCGGCATCGCTGGTCCCGCCGCTCTCACCGCCGGTCGTCCCGGCGTCGGCCCCTGTGGCCTTGCTGGCGTACTTCGGCACGCCATAGCCCCGGATATACCGGCCATTGACGGCGATATGGCGATACCCCACGGCGTCGCTCATGTTGCCCTCGATCACGGTGATGGTGCTGCCGTTCACCTCGGTCACGATGCCCACATGGT